GTTTTGTCAGCTAACCAGGACCTCGTGATGCGAGAAATTGAGGATTTATTCCTTTTGTATATTCGTATTCGCGATTGTAAGACTTGGAAAGGCATTATGGCAAATATTGTTTCTGATGTTAAGAAACGCTTCCCAGCCTCACTTAGTGGAACTGTACTTCAGTGTATTGATGATATTTTTAAAGCTCGTGAACAACAAGCACATGATGAAAAGTGTGCTCGTGCTGATGAGCTGTTGTCTGATTTCACTGAACAAGCCGGAGAACTTACTGAAGAGACGCATTGGTTGCGTACTATGCGTACTTGTTACAGCAATTGGAAACTAGCCACCAATAATGAAGGATTCGATAAAATTTCGAAACTTATGTCCCTTCTTGTTGGCGCTGGTTTGATCCAGATGACATCATTAAATGTTGATGTTGGTGGATTACAATTGTTCTCCGAAATGTCCGTTCCCAAACATGTCAGTGCATTTGATTTGATCGATGCAGCCATGTCTACCGTCGTCTATTTTGTCGAAGGTGGGTATGAATGTATTTGCACTGGCAATTTGAAGCCCCTTCTCTATGGTGAGCATGAAATGCGTAAATTTGATGAAGATTATTTGAAATGTCTCCATTATGCAGATTATGCTCGCCCAGGAAATCTTGCTCTTCTTTGTATTGATGAGAATGATCTGGATGCATTGTTTCGTGATACATTGGATCTTGGTAAGAAGCTTATGCGGACGACTAAGAGTGCCATGATCCGTAAACATATTCAAGATCGTCTTGTCAAGTTACAAGATATGCAATCGAAGTTCACCCAATTTCGTCAATCTGGTAATATTAGAGAGAAACCATATTGTATTGGCATTTTTGGAGGATCTAGTGTGGGTAAATCCACTATTGGACCTCTTTTGATGACCAGTCTATTGTATTTCAATAATTACAGATGTGATGATGAGTCTACGATTGTATTGAACGAGCATGATAAGTACATGTCCAATTATAAATCTTCGATTAATGGAGTATTTCTAGATGATGTCGGTAATACTATTGCTGATTTCGTTGAGACTGCTCCTACAGTCCGGATTTTGGAAATGGTGAATAATGTCAAGATGTATGCCAATATGGCAGAAGCTGAACTGAAAGGTAAAGTTTCTATTCAGCCTAATGCAGTGGTTTGTACCACAAATACAAAAGACTTTTGCGCCACTACATACTCCAATGAGCCAGTATCTATCGC